GCCAGAACGATTTTTACAGGTTGCACTTCCTGAACAGCGAGGCTGTTAGTCGGTGAGTTGCCCCCTCCCTCACGGGAAGGACTCTAAGGCAGCTCTGATGGACCTTCATAAAGTTCATCAGTAGCCCGTAGGATCTCCATCTGACGAAGATAGAGTTTAAAGATCTTAGTCTCATCCGCCATTCTGGTGGACGCGAAGAAGTCCTTCAAGCTTTTCCCTTCGAAAGATGGAACCTGGGGAAGGCTATGCTCTGCTTGGTAAAGTGTAGGAATCAGCTCGTCGAGCGAATTCGCATCACAGAACCTTGCATAACCATAGTCATCCAAGTTGTGCTCAGACCCGCGTATGACCAGTTTCACAACTGCAGCATACTCGCGTCGCCACCAATGGAGGGTACGTCGAGCAGATGTTTGGTAAGCCATGAGCAGTATGGACGATATGTCCGCACTGGCGGTTCGTAACACGAACCCCTCAAAGCTCTCCAAACGCTTCTCGATGTTCTCCAAATCACGTGTGATTCTTTGTGCTTGTTTAAGCAGAAAGATCCGCGTAAACTCGGACGAGCCCTTGCTTGTATCCGTACTTGCAAGGTCCTTTAACGGTTTATTCCAGAAGAGTACTTTTCGCGACATTGTCGCCAAGTATTCCTTAATGGAAGCTGCTGGCTTCACTACTGACAGTCTGTTGGTAGCGGGAGCGAGCAGAGCCGAAAGGATCCAGCTCACAAGTGGATGGTTGATACCACGGTTCAAATCTAATTGTATCAATTCCCAGGTAATGGGATGAACGAAAAGTTTGATCAGTGGTGCCACCCAACCATTCGTTCCTAAGTTCACGTAACCCCTTCTCACTGCTCTAAGAGCCATCTCAGATCGGGACGGAAGTCCTTTCACGTTGAGTTCCTCGCGCAATGAAAGAGGGGAAACGTTAACATCCTTGAGATATGTCTGATTAGCAAAGTTTAGCAACGGAGAATCCGTGTACGACTTAGCTAACCCGATAGTGATCCCAAGTGTGGAGCAAATGGAAGAGTAGGCCTCAGCGACCTCCTTGTCCGCTATCACAATATCATCACCTAAAACTAAATAGGCGGTGAAATGTGACCAGCGCGGCAACGGGACAGTCTCCTTACGGAGGTGCCCCGTCGTCCAAGCTGCATACCATACCAGTGCGTGGTGCACCAAGGCCATTGATGCCCAGGAAGACAACGCTCCCATAGGCTGTCCACACGTGTACTTAATTTCGTTGGACCTGTGGAGATCATCTAAATCGGAG